GCCAGCATACCGAGTATGCATGCAGAAGGACAGTCTGTCATTGTCCGACACAAAGAATTTGTGACAGAAGTGCGAGGAAACAGTTCCTTCATGGTGCGGGGATCCTACGACATCAACCCGGGGCGAGCGGAAACGTTCCCCTGGCTTGCCGGTGTCGCCGCTAGATTCCAAGAGTACAAGATTCGGGGTCTTGTGTGGCATTACGTTCCGACCAGTGGCACAGCGGTGACCGGTACCAACCCAGCGTTAGGTTCCGTGATGCTGCAAACGTCATACCGGTCGAACGATGTTCCACCAGCCAATAAGAATGAAGTACTCAACGAGTATTGGAGTAGTGAGGCGGTGCCTAGCGAGGCATTCTGCCATCCAATTGAGTGTGATCCGAAGGAAAATCCATTCAACATCCAGTACGTACGCACAGATGCGGTACCAGACGGGGACAGTAAATTGCTGTATGATCTTGGTACCACGCACTTATGTGTTTCGGGACAACAGACAAATGACACGGTCCTTGGGGACTTGTGGTGCACATACGAGATTGAGCTAAAGAAGCCCATTGTTTCTAGTAACGTCACGTCGGTCGCGCGATCGGCGGCCTTGGCGTACACGGGAACCATGGATCTGAATAGTTGGTTTAATGGAACTGAGGTTAACTTTGGTACATTGGCAGTCACTGCTAATGTTAAGACGATCTCGTTCCCAGCTCATCTAACAGGCCGGTTTTTAATACAGGTCACGTTGCTCGCAGCCACCAGTTTTACGGCTGCGGATCTCAGTGGAACGCCAGTCACCACCAACTGTAGTCTTTACACACTGCCGACAGGGGCAACGTACCACCGCACAGTCTTGGGCGGTGGCACGCCAACGGTGGGCATCGCCACGGTGACTTTTGCTGTGGAGATCTTGGACAAGTCAAGAACTGCGTCTGTCACGTGTCTCGGTACTTTCACCGGGGCGTGTACACGATCGATGGTCACTGTCACCCCATACCTCATGTAAAGAAAATCGCAAAATAAAAATCCAAAAGATAGGTCGCAAGACTACAAAAAGAAAATAAAACAAGAGAAACCGTGAGAAAATTGAAAACTCCAGTTCCACCACAGTTGGCCGCTGTGGTCCTGGCATAAAAACAAAGTAGGATAGAGATGTATTGCCGGTCAGCTGAGATCGGGGGCACTGTTAAAAACGCTAGTAACGAAACGTGCTAGGGCCTGCAGTCAGTTAGTCACACGCCTCTGGGCGGGGAACACCACTTCATCTGAAGGGGCATAGGTGTTCTCTGGTTGTGCAAATTGAAACACTGATCCTTGGATCCTAGTGTAGTCAACCTCTCTTTTGAGGTGCC